TAATTACTGGCGGTGGACTGGTATCCGATAGCGTTTGCGCCTGAGTTGGCGACGGCGCTGTTGCCAAGCGCCACGGACTTCCAGTTGGCGTTGGCATTGGCCCCCAGGACCGTCGAATAGACGCTGGCGGTGGCAGCATAGCCAACCGCCGTCTGATAGTTGATACCACCCCACACCGCTGCGTTGGCGGCGTCCGCGTTGACGCCGACCGCCGTGTTGTAGTTGCCGCTGGCCGTGGCATTGTTACCGATGGCCGCGCTATTGGTTCCCGCCACGGCACCCGTGCCCAGCGCCCCGACCGAAGAGGAACCGCTGCTGCCGCCGCCTGCGGCGATCCAGCCGGTAGCGCCATCCGCATTGCCGTAGAGGATGTCGCCGGCCGTGTCCCAGTAAAGGGTGCCTTCACTGGCGGTGTGCGTCGGTGTGCCGCTGCCGGTCTGCACCACGATTTCGCCAAGGATGCCGTTGGCCGTGATCTGTCCGCCAGCCAGCAACGTCATCACGACATCGAGACTGCCTGCATCCAGGTCGCTAATGTCGATCAGTTTATACGTGCCGCTGTTTAGCTGCTTGATCTTGGCTGGTGTATAGGCTGGCATCGTACCGTCTCCGCTTTAAGTCGTCACACACGACCAGGAACTCAGCAGTCCCAGGTTAGGGTTGTCCGAGCGGAACGCGCGGTAGGTCTCGCTGTATCCCCATTGGTTTACGTGCGTCAAGATGCTCCCGCCCGTCCCGGCCCCGTCCATGCCGCCCGCCAGGAGCGAACCGACGTAGAAGGTAATCGTGTGATAGGACAGACGGCTGGGAAACAAGTACCAGAGATACTCGCCCGCACCACTCACCGGCGACGTGCTCGGATCGTAGGCTGCGGCGTCCTGTAGGGCACTGATGGTGGCTGCATTGATTTCCGCGTCCGTAAGCGCGTCCGCCGTGGCATGGGTGGATTTGAAGAGATAGGTGCGATTGGGAGCCGGACTGTTCTGGGCAGATACCGTGCCGCTCCCCAGGCCGCTGAGTAGCGAGCAATACTGCTGGAAACTCTCCACGAAGCCCGAGGCGTTCGTCACGTCGGTCGTGCCGACCGGGGCGAAGGCGGCGCGTTCGCCGTTGATGGCAAAGTAGCTGACCAGTCCCAGGGCAGCGCGATGGGCGTACCAGAAATACTGGCCGGCTGCGGCCGTGGCCGTGAAGCTGCCGACACTGTTGTTGTCGGTCGCCAGTCTGCGGAGGGCCACGACTTGGGCACTGGAAAGCAATGTCGCCTGGGCATTCACACCGCCGTAGCGGGAATTCAGGTAGGTAATCGTGCAAGTCCGCGTAAGGCCCGCAACGCCGCTGACGGTTGCCGTGGCCGTGAAGGTCCGAACCTCGCCGACTGAGAAGCCTTTGTAGACGGCCTTACTCGGCGGCACGGTGCCGGCGTTCAAGGCGGCATAGCTGGCCGGCAGATTGATCGGATAGTCGAATCCCACGACTTGGCCACTGTCCACACTGATCGAGGCGGTCGAAGGCACACCGACATAGGAGACGACAAAGGATGGTATGACATCAATCGCAGCCATCACCGCCACTTCCCGGACCAGTGCGGAGCCGCCGTCAACGGTGAAGCCATTGATCGAGGCGACGAAGGCCAGGACGTTGGTGAACGATTTCTCCACCCAGCCGCCCATCGTGGAATCATAGATCAATTCCAGAACGCCGCGAGACGGGGAGAGGGCACGGGTGGTCGCCGCCAGTCGCAGGTCGCTGCCACCCAGCGTGCCCATGTCTTGCAGCGTGATGGTGTGCGTCCCGGTGTTGACCAGGACAGCAAGTTGACCGTTGCGTCCGGGGGCGATGGTCGGAACGGCCGTCAGCACGTAGTCCGCATCAGAGGTCAAGGGCGTCACAGCGTCACCGTCATTGACGACAATCACGGCAGCGGCCGACGTGAGATTCTGAGCAGCGGCCTCCGTGTAGAGCCCAGTGATTCCGCCTGCTGGTCCCGTGGCTCCCGTGGCTCCGGTCGGGCCGGTGGCCCCGATCGGGCCTGTGGGTCCGCTGGGTCCGCCACCGGGACCGGTGGGTCCGGTCGGGCCTTGACTGGCTGGTTGTTCAACGGCGAAGTTCATGGCGGCACTCCTGGACGCTCAGGCTTAGGCGGCCTTTGGCGGAATTAGTCAACGTAATCGCCGATCAAGCGTGCGAGCCGCTGAAGGCCGAAGCCCTGATACGGGTGCAGGCGGAAGAGCACTTCGCGGCAAGGATTCGCGTAGGTGTCGGCCGGGGCGGACTCACCGAGGGCCACTTCCTTGTCGGCCAGGGCCGCCAGGAGCAGGTAGGCCAGGTCGCTGGCGTTATCCTGCATGTTGCCGTTCAGTCCGAGTTTGGCGATGACTTTCTGGAAGCAATTCATTTCTCTGTCTCCGATTCAAAGTGTCTAAAGGAATTTCTTGATGTCCTGCCCCGTGGACATGGAGGCCGCGAAGGGCAGAGCGATTTCGGCATAGTTCAGCGAGTGGGCAAAGTGGTCAGGTCCAGTCTCCACGAACGTGGCGACCGGATTGCCCGTCTCGTCTTTCTCGTAGGTCCGCACGAGCGACTTCAGGTGCTCGCGGTATTCCAGCGTGAGGTCACGCGGAAGTATGATGCGGCTGGGTTTGGTCTTGAAGCGACCCAGCGTGCAACTCAGCCAGTTGGTGCGATCAACGGTGGCTATGGGAGCGCCGCCGTCTTCCTCGCTCACGGCAACTTCCTTGGCGGACTGGCCGCGCCGATAGCGGCAAAGCCAGACGTAGCCGTGGAAGCGGCGGGCGAAGCGGCGAGCCTCGTTGATCTGCGGATCGGCGTCGATCACGCAGGCCAGGATTTGCCACTCCCGCATCAGGTCGTTGAGCATTCCCCAATCGTCTTCATGGAACTTGCCGAACCAGAGCAGCTTGCCGATGGCGGCGACGTTGATGTCGCTTGACATTTGATCGACGAACCACTCCATTACCGAGACATAGTTCCATTTGCCCTGGTCCACGCCCATCGTGATGCAGCGTTTGCCGCCCGTCGCCGGGCGTGGATCGTTGAGCGTGTGGCCCTTCAAGGCGGCGTCAATCATTTCGTCGGTGACTTGGGCACCGGTGCCGATGAAGGGCAGACCGAGTTTCGAGTTGTGGAATTCTTTGTTGGCGGCTTCATCGCCTAGACCGCGATGGTAGGCCAGCACGAGTTCGCCGGGCGTGACCGTGCTTGAGTAGAGTTGGTTGACGTAGAAGCCCCGCGAGTCAACAGGGTCCACGTTAGGGGCGGTCGCCACCCATTGGGCGTCGGCCAGCCAGATGGGCTTGGTCTTATGATCCAGCGGATGCTGGCACTCTTTGCACTTGATGAACGATTCTTTGCAGCGCGGGTCTTGGACCGACTCGCCGATGATCTCGATGCAATCGGGCCAGGTCAACTCCGTCAGTCGTCCGCAGTGCGGGCACTTGAAGAAGTAGTGCTCTTGCGTGCTGGTGAGGAACAGCTTGTGGATGCCGTACTTGGGAATCGTGGGCGTCGAGATGGCAATGACGTGCTTCTCGACCTGACCCGACAAACGCTCCAAGGCGAGCCAGATGGCCCGCTGGTCCATTTCGTCCACTTCGTCGAGGATCAGTTCGGAAACTGGAATCGACTTGAGGTTGCTGTCGCCGCGCGAACCACGGATGTAGAGTGAATTTACGCCGGTCGATTTGAGCCCGACCGTATTCGTGTCCGTGAAAAGATTCTTCAGATACGGACTGAGATTCAAGGCACCCGAGAATCTTGCTTTTGAAAAATCGCTCGCGTTCAGCGAAGTAGGCAAGACATAGAGCACGTCGCGCTTCAACTGGTCGAGCGTGTAGAAGGCTCGATTGATTCCCGTCTCCGTGACGCCAAGCTGGGCGGCTTTCATGGCCACCGTGAAGGCGGACTGGGAATCGTGAATCTCGCGGCACCAGGGGTGATGCAGGAAACTGTATGGCCCCTCGAAGGGCGCACCCATCACTCGGCGGTGCTCCGACCAGCGCGAGCAGAACCGCTTGAGGATTCCACTCCGCATCCCTTCTGCTACCGTCAACTTCAAGATGTCGTTGAGACCGAGGGCGTTCATTATGATCCCTCACTGGTAGCGTGAATAAAAAAGGCTGATTAGCAGGCTCGCGTAAGACAGTGTTTAGCTGTGGGGTTGGCGTTCTTCCTGTCAGCCTATGTTTCCGTTGGCACTGGGCTCTTGAGGTAAGAGCACAGTGCCAACGGCCTCTCGTTGCCGAGAGGCTATCGGTTTGTTGGACTTGGACTATTTGCGACGATGCTTGTGACCGTGGGCCGGGGCTGCCGGAGCGGCCTCGGGCGTCACAACCACCGCATCGGCGGGGGTGGCGACAACGGGGGCGTCCGCATCGGTGCCGGATACTGGGGCGGCGTCCACGGCGACGGGAGCGTCGGCGGGA